AACTCGGATCATTAATATCTCCAGGGATATCATTATCGCTAATCATATCATACATTATTAGATTTATAATCAGACTACATACTATAGCACTAACTGGTACTGGATGGAAATATAAAACAGGGTATTGAGCATATCTAGCTTTAGGTGAGATTTCAGAAATAACTATACCTAATGCATCTTTTATTATTATTCTACCAGTAGTATGTAAGTTCTTACTTATACTAACAATAGCATTAGCTTTATATGAGTTTGTAGTAGCCACTGCAGTAATGCCAGTAAGAGTTATTTCTTCATCTATTCTACGATCATAGTTATCATCACCAGTACCTGGAGCTACATTATCACCTACTATTCTAACTTTTTGTGTTGTATCACTGGCGCTAGTAGACTTAATAGATAATACACCGTTATTACTTTGTGTAAGTAAACACGGAGAATATTTATATATAGAGAAATACTCTGGATAACCTGGTGCACAAGTACTTGGATTTGGAAATTTCTCTCTAAATTCTGACCAAGGTAGCTGTGTAGGAGGCGGATAATCAGTACCAGCATAGATTATGTTTTTAATTTTATCTACATCTGGGTTAGTTACATAATATGGCCCCTGAGAACCAGAAGTTAAAGTTAACCCTACCTCAGTTTGTAATTGAACAAAGTTTCTATGAGAGGCTGCTACTCTCATACAAGTATTTAGTATTGTTTTTATATTTGTTGACCTATTAGTTGTATAATTACGAACTCTCTCAAAGAGAAAGTTCTGCATTTCTAAATATGTTGCCATTAAATGCTCCTTTTAATGTAGTTATAGAGAATTAGATTCTTTATCGCCGTTATCTCTATCTTCTCTTCTCTGTTCGTTTAATACACTAACTTCATGAGCTCCAATAGGTACAGTAGCTGAACCTCTTGGTCCAAAACCAACTAATGGAGTCATTCTAGTCACCAGTTTCTGGTAATCAGTACCTTCGTGATAGTATCTGCCGAAATACTGTGTGTTTCTAAGCATATTAGCTATCTCTTCGTCATCAGTAGAATATAGATGACTATGGAACTCAATAGTTAAACCAGGCTCTATAGGTACCAGTCTACCTTCTATAACCATACTCTTAGTACTTTTTAACACAATTCTATATTCAGCGTGCGGAGAGCTAAATAAGAAACTCTTCTTTTCAAACTTCTCTACTACTTTTTCCATAAATACCTCCATTTAGAGAGATGTAGGGAGAGGCCTCCCTCTCCCTATTATCTCAATTGTTAATCAACTCTTATACACTTAACGAAAACCACTCCATCGATAGATGCACCGCCATCGCCAACGGCCACTAATCCTGTGTTCGCCGCTAAGTCCCAAGCCGCATCATCAATTTCGTCACAGTGAGTCACCTGCATATCATCAGCAGGAATAGCAAACGCAGTAACAATACTCGCTCCTACAGAGCCTACCTGACCAGCATGAATAGCGATTGTTCCGGTATCCGCGCTTGTAGCAACAAACCAAGCGTCAATAATTCTCATCTTGGGATTAGTTGCACCGCAGATGTTTGTCCCTGCCGCGGCCAGATTTGCGACTGATTTCTGATATACAACCGGAACGCCACAAGCCGCATCGCCAATCGGATCTAACTCGGTAACATTAACGTTAGTTAGAACGTTACCAGTCCCATCGCAGTCAAGGCTCTTGTTTGTAAATACGTCCGCGGTTGCTTTACCTACCAGAGTATCAGTAGCATCAGGTAATGTCAATGCTCGGTCATCAGTATGCGCACTGGTGATAGTCATTGTCTTGGTCGCTGTAGCACCTACCAACTCAAAATTCAACATCTTAGTTGGGGTTGTACTATCAGCAATCGTTACCTTACCTGTTCCTTTACCATAGAGTAGCAGGCCAACAGCAGCATCGCTACCATTACCTCGAATAACCGGACTCGCACTAGCATCGGAGTTCTGTATTTCTATGTAGTTTACAGGAGTCGCTGATTCTACGAATAGTAAGAACTCATCACCACCACCATCAGCAATAAACCCTGTCGTTACTATCTTAGGTGCAGTTAGAGTTTTAGCTGCTAAAGTCTCTGTGCCACCTAATGTAGCTAACGTTCCTGTAGTAGGTAATGTTATCGCTGTTGCTCCAGTTGTAGTGATACCAACAGTATGTGCGCCTGTCTGTGTCCAAGCAGCCAACAGAGTCAACGTGCCATCTAACGAAATATTACCATGCAGATGGATCGTTCTATCTGTATCATTTGGTTCTATGTTTAAGGTCTTTGCTCCAGTTAGTATCTCATTGACCTTAATATTGAGTGTGTTAGCATCGCCACCTTTTAATAGAAGTGTTGTCTGATTAAAAGTTTGGTTAGCTGACCAAGTTTGAGCAAAATTGATAAACGCAAAAGTATTTGCTGTTGCTCCAGCAAAATTAGGTACTACTACACTAGCCCCAGCTGTTCCTTGTGTAGTAAATGTGATTACAGCATCATTAGCTCCAGCATCTTGTAAAGTAGCACCAGATTGTATGGCGCTAGCAGTACCAGCAGTAACTAATGACCAAGAAGGAGCAGTACCGCCCTCTAAATAGTACCCTGCTCCTACTGGTTTAGCTAATCTTACCCAATTAGTTGCGTTGCGATATAATATATCGCCTTCAGTTTCACCAGATATAGTGAAATCTGTTACAGTAGTTCCACCACCAGAAGCTAAAGCTACATCGCCACTTATAGCACATAGTACAGCAGTTGTACCATCCCCTATAAGTATTCTTCCAGAAGTCTTAGCAACTAAAGCTACACCAACCCCTCCATTATTACCTACCATTAGTGAGCCTTCTGCTAAAGCGATTTTACTTACTGCTATTGCAGCAGCTGTATTGATATCTGCATTGACTATAGCACCAGCTACAAAAGCTGTAGTACCTGTTGCTCCTATAGTAATTACTCCACCTACAGTAGTCCACGCAGGTATAGGAGTAGCATTACATAAGAGAATTTGACCAGCAGTACCAACAGCTAACGCAGAACCAACACTAGCAGCTCCAACAACGAGACTTCCTGTAGCAAGAGCAAAATCACCTACTGCGACAGCTGTCCAAGCAGGATCATTAGCTCCTTGTTTTAAGAAAGTCCCAGCAGTGCCTTTGGCAAACCTACTCCATTTTGGAGTAGAGTTGCCAACAATCAAATCTCCCCTAACTACTGTTCCAGCCAGTGAGTCTGTATGAATAACACCATCTAACAAAACATGTCCACCTACAGCGGCAGCTATATCTGCTAAAGTGGCACCATCACCACAGACATTGATTACCTTTTCTGTGCTAGAATAAGCCATTTTATAAACTCCTTTACAGTAGTTATTACGCTATGTTCAACAAAGCGTGGGTTTTCTCTAGTCTCATTTCGAACCCAGCCTCAGTCATATACTGATGTTCGATTCTATCAGTACCTTTAGCCTGGATATTCATCTCAAGCGTAGTATCACGTGTACGTAATGGACGATACTTAATATTACTCATATCGAGACCAATACCCATCTTACCATACGTAGCACCTGACATTAACCTATGATACACTAAGTAAGCTGTACCAAACGGGCATATCCATTCAAGGATATTTAAGCCATACTTTGTAGTAAGTACATCATTGATTCTGATTTTACCACTGGGAAATACGTTTAGCGCAGCAACTAGAGTCGCTCCACAAAGAACGACTTTAGAACCGTCACCATAAGTAAATAGTGTTTGAAGCCAAGTATTCCATTCAGTTTCAGTAAATGTACTTGTATCAGTGGTTATATTGGTTGAGATATAATATAAGCAACCACCCATAAACTTGTGGTTGTATGAGCCTGTAGTGATATTATACCTACGACCAAATAACAGTCTCCTCTCGATCGCTTTAGCGTGATCGATACCCTTCTTGAAACTCTGACGATCCAGTTCTTTACCTCCGTAAAGCTCTGTAGCGTTCAACGTTCCAGTAACACCGAACGGAGTCTTAATAATTTCGGTGTAATTATAGGGTTTAGTTTCTTGGTTAAGTAACATAGCAGGTGAAGCAGAACCTTCAGCTGAAGTATTTCTAAGTATGACAACCGGATCATTATCTACGGTATCGTCACTACCATATACTCTAACAACTGTTAGATTCTCTTGACCTACTCCATCACCACCAATAGCAGAAACGTAATAAACGTTCCCTGTACGCGGTACTATAGCAACGTCACCAACAGCCCAGTACTCTGCTAAGTGGACTGTTAAAGTAGTGCTGGTGCATATCCCGTGTACTGTGTCCCAGTCAGGTAGGTTCTCATCTTCCAGCCAGTCAAAGGTAGAGTTTTTACAGTCCTCTTTCCTTAAGTTAGCCTTACTGTTACTAGAAGGAGTTAACAGCCTGAGTAAGGGAGCCTTGTCTGGTTCCAGATACGCTATATCACTACTAATGTCTAGCACTACCTTGTCTGCTAAAACACTACTAGCGATACTACCGGTATCTGGACCACGCCCAACCGACAGTCTTACCATTTATTCTACTCCTTGCCGCTAAAATTAAAACGGTGCCTTGTCCTCTGATTTACCTGCAGCTACAATCTGATTCCATTTAGCGGTTCCTGGATCAGGTTTACCGTCACCACTTACAGGTTCGCCTCCAATAATACTTCCACCTCCAGTAAAGCCTCCAGCCTTATTTAACTCTGCTTCCTTAACCTTGATTGCCTCCTCTTTTGCTTTTAGTTCTCCAGCTTTTTGATCCACTTTGATCCTTTCCAAAGCCTGACGATCTGTAAGCTCTTCGCCAGTCTTTTCTTTGTGTTCAGTAACATAGTTAATTATATCATCTTGTACCTTTTTATCTTTAAACTCAGGGTAATCTAATAGCAAGCCATATCTATCTAATTTAGTATTAGATTCTTTAATAACAGGTATAAACTCATCTTTTACAGCTTTTACTATCTGTTGGGTTATGTTGTTTAGATATTTAATCGGGTTCTTATTAAAGGCAACCAAAGCCTCATTAATATCTTCTTCAGATAGATTATCTAAATCAACTGTATTTTCTTCTTTTTTCTTTTTAGTATATTCCGATAGTCGCTTTTTCACCTCACCGAGTTCTCTACCTTGTCTGCCTTTAAGAGAGAGCAGTTCTTTGTTAGTTTTATCTAACTCTACTTGCGCCTCGTTCTGTTTAGCTATTAGATCCATAGCTTCTTCTAACGTTTCTGGTTTTCCATCTTTCATAAACCATCACCTCCATCGTTGGCCACACCCAGTAGGTCTCTTTCTACTTGGTCTAGCGATTCGTTTCTATTTTTAGCTTTAGCTACAGCCTCCTGTTCAGCTTTAGCTACATTAGCTTTAGTTTCTTCTGTTTTATATATCTCATTAAACGCATTTAGTAAATATCGCAAGCCATCTATTTGTCCTTGTTTATTGATTATATCTTTGTATGGTAAATTAAGGAATACTATATCATTCTTTACCTTCTCTATCTGATAGTATATAATCTTCTGTATATCTAAATAGATAGGGTTACTTTTAATAAAATCATATAACAGTTGTATATTTATATCTAACGGCAATAGTTTTGCCGGATGATGGTTAGCCCCCAGTGTAACTGGGGGCTTTAGATTGGCGCTGAAATTGTCGTCCAACTTTGGTGCTGGAGGCGACACCTCATTAGAGGGTTTCAGTCCAATTCTTAGTTTATTGAATATAGATTGTATCTTACGTAACATTTACTCGTTCACCTTCTATTAGCCTATTGTTTAGATTAGATTTATCTTCTGTTGGCCCGCCTAATCCAGCCATACCACCAGCAGCGCCGCTTGGCATCATATCTTCTTCTGTTACTGCCCCTTCTGGAGCTGTATTAGGTGAGGTAACTGGTAACTTCTTTAATATTAAATCTAAGTTCTTTACTTCACCTGCTTCAAACATCTCTCTATTAAATTCATACCTATTAATAGTAGGATCTTGTGCAGTTAGACTATATAAACTTTGGAATAAAGCAAATTGGTATGCTTTGTCACCCTTGCTACTAGAGCCTAACATTAGTGTCATAAACGCACCTTGCATCATAGAATTACCAAAGTCTAGTGATCTGCCTGATCTTAAATCTGGATTAGGTAACAGATATCTTTCATCTGGACTAATCATACCTAGTTGTTGTGAGAAGTATCCTACCTTCTGTAACAAACTAGAGATTGATGGCTGTAAGTGTTTCAACATTAAATCTAAACGATAATTAGATTCTTTTATTACCATAGCTGTGCCAGATGCAGTTCTAGCTCTAGCATCTCCTGCTCCATAATTAATATCGTGTAAGCCTATAGCTTTATCATATTCATTAGTTATTATACTATCTTCTGTATATAGTGCAGGGTCGACTGAACCAAAGTTCATTTCCATTAGATCTTCTTGTTGGTCTACTGGTATTGTAGCTCCAGGATATATTACTACATCTCCACCTAGAAGTTTATCATATAACGTTGAATTTATTCTAGCTTTAGTTACTTTGTTAGCAACAAACTTCAAATTATCTAATCTAAAGTTCATTAAATCGTTACCCTCTAACTGTATGTCTCTACCCATTTGAGGTATAGGCCAACCCAATAGACCGTGGGTATTAGGTGCTGGTCTTAATTCTTCAAATGGTCTCTCTTGGCAATCATATGGGTTAGGTATACAAGAGATTATAGTTGTTCTATTAGCTAGAATTATATGAACTTCAGTATCTGAATTAAAACTATTATCGCCTTCTAAATCATAACAGCCCCAATAATGTAGGAGTTCTATTTTAGAAACATTTTCTTTTACACTAGAACTTAAACCTAACATAGCATCTAGTTCTAGATAGTTTTGAGTATCTTCTTCTGGGTATGATTTGTACTCATCTTCAAACAGTAGTTTATCTACCATCTCTTTAATATAAATACTGTTTGGCTTGCTAGTTCGTTGAAGTAATGTTGAACCAGTTACATTTTCTCTTATAGTACAACCAACACCCTCGTGTACTGATTCTATTCCTGCCTGTGGATAGGCATCCCATATACTAATCGAACGTCCCCAAGGAGCATCTATTGTTTTCTTGTATGTAAATACCTTTTTACCATCTTTACCTGATACTCTTATTCTCTTATGTTGTGTTAACCAAGGAGAATAGAATAGTGACCAGCCGTATACTAGTGAGTTCTTTATAGCTTTAGCTAACTGTAGTATATAGGGTACCTCGTATATTAGTTTATAGTTAACATATGAACTTAGGTTATCTATAGCTAATTGAGCTTCTCTATTTTTAGTGTTTAAAGATAAATATCTAAAGAATGGATCTGTAGCAAAAATTGAGCCTACGAGACGTGGAGTTATACTTTCTACAGCTACAAAACTTAAGGGTTTCCAATAATTGCTCTGAAACTTTAGATGTGTTGGTTTAGTTATAGGAATACCACGATAGAAGCGATAGTTCTCTTTTGATAGAGAAACATAACCTTTTTCTATTTTGTAATCTTTAGCATCAGTAAAGAAAGAGAGCATATCATATTTGATATGAGCTAATTTTTTCTCATCTAATGCTACTGGATATTCAGAAGCTAACATATTAGGCTATCCTTATTAAATTACCTTCTTTTCGTTCTATTACTTGTACATCTTGATCATTGTTTCTATTATAATTGAATATCTCATTATTAGTATCATTGTTTAGATACTGTTGAGGTTTAGGTGTTATAGTTAATAATTCACCTAAAGAGCGTGTTTTATGTAAAAAGTATTCTTGTTCCATTCTCTCATTAGATTTGTTTACTATAATATATCTAGCTGCATCGAAAATATTAGTATATAGGTTATCTGGTATTCTTCCGTGTTTATCTCTAACAAACCCACCTTGTAGACCTTGTATAGCTAACATACAAGAATTATCAACTAATGTAGCATACTCGTTTACATTAGTTGGAGTTATGTTAGTAGTTTTTGTTTCTCGTTTTCTAAATCTAAGAGATAATAGATTGATACCTGCTTCTAATGGAGTTTTCTTATATATTAGACGCAGATTATATGGAGGTTGTCCAGCTAAAGCTATATTTGAGAGGTCTCCTTTATCTGAACGAGCAGTACCAGCTGAATCACAATAATCGAAAAACTTATGTTTAGTTGGATATTCTAACCAAGGAGTAAGTTTATATTGATCTATATATCTTTTAGCTGCATCACTAAGGATATCAAACATTAGTTGGCCTCTAAGATACTTAACTATATATAAGAATGTCTTAGTATCTATCTCATAACCTACAAATAAACGATTCCATATCCATTGGAAATCTTTAGTAAACTGTGTCATTAAGAATGCTGGAGTTCTAAATCCCCAATCAATACCACATTCAAATGGTCTATCAATAAGAAAGTTTGTATTAGTTGGTATGACTTGCGACATTGAGAATTCGCGTATGATTTTAGATCCCTCTAAAGAAGAGAAATCTAATTCGTGTTCTCTTTGTACTGACTGTTCATCTAAACCTTCTCTAATAGTTGTTCGATAAGTATCTGTATCTTTTTCTGGATGTGCAGAGTAATGCAGAAATACGGCCATAAAACCGTTATTATTCTTTCTGTATGTAAGCCCTTTAATTTCTGATTGTGTAGTATCCATATTTAGTTAATTAAGTAAGTTGATCCAAGACACGTGGTTCTCTATGTAAATCAGTATTAAAAGTATAACACATATATAAAATACACTATAAACAGTCTCTAACCAATCTTGCATATAATTAGTTTCTATTTGGTATATCGAATAAAATAGATGCGAAGTACTCTTGTCCGTTAGGCGTAGATACCCCAGTAAACTTACCTCCACCATCTATAGTAGGTTTAGATGCTGTAAATGCTTCTTTGGCTTGCTCTTGAAAAGCCATCTCATCTGAGAAGATGGCTGAAGCAGTACGAGATCTCAGAACTGCTGGACCTTGAGGTACTGCCATTATCTCTGAATTTAACCAAGGAAACTCTAAATGACAATATATGTCTCTAATTGGAGGATCTTGCGACATATCTATAATATCTTTATGTGCTGTGCCCCATTTTAATCTACGTGGTAAATTAGCGTATATCACTTTAGCTCTTTTAAGTATAGCATCAGCATCTTCTTCTTTTTTAGATTGAAAGAATATCAATTTACCTGTATGTAAGGCTAACCAAAGATGTAAACCAGCCATTAACCAAGTAATCATTAGCTGTCTGGACTTCGCTATAACTAATAGTTTATTTTCTGCCCACATATCGGTTACTGTCTTTAAGTAAGGATGATCTGGAAAACGTTTAATTGGATGTATCGCATCGTGTTCATCTACTGTGTAAGCATATTCTGTAAGAAAGAACCAAGGTATTCTTAGAGCTATTTCCTGCCTGGTTAGTTCAGCCAGTTCTATATCTCGCTCTATCTGCTGTTTATCTATTTGCTGAATGGGTACGTTATCTGTAATAGTGTCTGTATTTGTATCTACTATCTCAGCATCTACTACTATAGTATTTTCTGTATCGTCTTTCATTTATCTTTAGTTTCTTTTTCTAATTCTTTAACTACATAATCAGGTAATCTCAAATTGATTCTATTAGCTTTATCTAATAGTGTCTGATTCTTATCATTAGTTAGATTGATATTTATCTGTGTAGCATTGGTTGGTTTCTTATGTTTTTCTGTATCTCCTTGTAATTCGAAATATAGTCTGATACAAGTATTATCTCCACCCACTGCTTTCTCTATTGTTTTAGCCCAAACAGCTGCTTTATGTGCTGCGGTAATAATAGGTAATTGGTCATTAATGTATGCTATATAGCCAGAACGCGCCATCCAGTTTACTAGAGTATTGTGTGGTATACCTATTGATCTAGCTTTCTCTGTTATTGTTCGTTTATCATCAAAATCGGTTATTAGTTTAGCTAAGAGTATTTGTCTCTCATTAGGCTTAAAATTGAAATACTTTCTATCTTCTGGTAGGGCCTCTACTTGCTCTATTTTAGATAGCTTAGTTGCATTATTATTATCATCTATCATAGTTTAAGATTTAGTCCTTGCAGTAGTGTTCTCTGATAATGATAGTTAGTAGATAATATGATCTCAATATAGAAGTTATTAATATTTTATAATATTTTATAATAG